AAATTCTTAGATCTGTTCTCGGACAAACGTCCTTCTAATGACAAGGCTTCAAAGAACCCAGATACGCCAGAGGCTTAAATGAGCCTTACTAAAAAAGAAATGATGGCAGAGATCGTCCGTTGCGGCAAGGATCCTGTATATTTCTCTAATAAGTATGCAAGGATATCACACCCTTTGCATGGTCTTATACCGTTTGATATGTACGAGTTTCAGGAAGAGGCTCTACGGGATTTTAAAAAGCATCGTTTCAACATTATCCTCAAAGCTAGACAGTTAGGAATATCTACCACTGTAGCGTCCTATGTCGCTTGGATGATGTTGTTTCATAGAGATAAAAACATCTTGATTGTAGCTACTAAGTTAAATACTGCTGCTAACTTAGTCAAGAAGTCTAAAGCGATTTATAAAAACTTGCCTGCTTGGCTGCGTATTGCTTCAATCGCTATTGATAATAGAAACTCGTTCGAGTTGACCAATGGCTCTGTTGTAAAGGCATCGTCAACCTCCGGTGACGCTGGTCGTTCTGAGGCACTTTCGCTACTCGTGATTGATGAAGCTGCAATTGTTGAAGGTCTGGATGAAATGTGGGCTGGGCTTTATCCTACCCTATCAACAGGTGGTACTTGTATAGCCCTCAGTACTCCGTATGGTGTCGGGAACTGGTTCCATAAAAATTATGTTGAAGCTGAAGAGGGTAAGAACGATTTCAATCCGATGAAATTGCCTTGGACAGTCCACCCAGAACGTGATGAAAAATGGTTTATAAAAGAAACTCGTAATATGTCCAAGCGAGAAATCGCCCAGGAGTTAGAGTGCAACTTTAATGCTTCTGGAGAGACTGTCGTTCATGGGGACGATTTAAAAAGAATATTGGAAAATATCTGTGAACCTAATCATAGGACGGGCTTTGATAGAAATTATTGGATCTGGGAACAGCCCGTGGAGGGTCGAGATTATATTGCAGTCGCTGATGTTGCTCGTGGTGACGGATCAGATTTTAGTGTCTGTCAAATATTAGACTTACAGACAATGCAACAGGTAGCGGAATATCAAGGTAAGATAACCCCCGATATGTTTGCCCCTCATCTCTGTAGCATGGCTTCGGAGTATAATAACGCTCTGTTGGTTATCGAGAACAATTCTTTAGGTATAGGTGTTCTCAGTCGTATTGAAGAGATTGGTTATAGTAATATATATTATAGTGTCCGAGCGACTCATGAATATGTAGATCAGGCTACAGCAGAAGCTATCGGTGGTGTTCCAGGATTTACTATGTCTATGAAAACTAGACCACTTGTTATAGCTAAGTTTGAGGAATTCGTTAGAAACAAACTAATTACTATTAACTCAAGGAGATTGGCTAACGAGGTAAAGACTTTTGTTTGGCATAATGGCCGACCTCAAGCCATGCGTGGTTATAACGATGATCTTGTTATAGCATCTTGTATTGGTTGTTGGGTAAGAGATACGGCTTTGACGGTAAATAAAAGAGAAATAGAGTATAAAAAAGCGATGATCGGTGGTATTACAGTTAGTAACAGTACTTTCAACACAAAAATAGAAGGTATGCAAGGATATAAACCAACAGGTAAACCACAAAACACTTTTGAAGGAAACGACGGCAAGAAATACGATTTGTCGTGGATAATTAAGGGATAGAAATGGCTGACAATAGTAATCAAAACAAGAGCAATGAGAATAATCCAAGGAATCAACAGTCTTCCTTATTTAAGAGGTTGACTAGACTCTTTAGCGGACCCCTGGTTGATTATAATCAGCCGGCTGTCACTAGAACAACGGCTAGGACAGTTACCAAGTATAAATTTACTACTGCTAGTGGTAAGGAATTTAAGAAAAAAGAATACTATAACCCATTTTCTGGATTACAGAGTAAGGTATTGCTTAATCGTGACAAACAACTTCGTTATACAGATTTTGACCAGATGGAGTATATGCCAGAGATTGCTTCTGCCCTAGATGTTTATGCTGACGAGATAACAACCTCTTCGGAACTAACATCTTTGGTAAATGTTGAGTGCCATAACAGAGAAATAAAGGAAATTATTAATACGTTACTTTATACTGTGTTGAACATTGATTCAAACTTGTTTGGTTGGGCAAGAAGCATGTGCAAATACGGCGACTATTTCCTGTATTTGGATGTGGATGATGATATAGGGATTACTAACGTTATCCCACTTCCAGTTCGAGAAGTTGAAAGACTTGAGGGTAAGGACCCGACAAACCCCAATTATGTCCAATATTATTGGAGCGGTGATTCACAGCCAGGGGTTACGTTTGAAAATTGGCAGTTAGCCCACTTTAGGGTCTTAGGTAATGACAAATACGTTCCCTACGGAACTTCAGTCCTAGAGCCATCCAGAAGAATCTGGCGTCAGCTTACATTATTAGAAGACGCTATGATGGCCTATCGTATTGTTCGCTCGCCTGAACGTCGGGTATTTTATATTGATGTTGGTAATATTCCTGCGGAAGATGTTGAGCAATATATTGAACAGGTCAAGACCCAGATGAAAAGAAATCAGATTGTGGATGGAGACACTGGACGAGTTGATCTTCGCTACAACGCTATGAGTATTGATGAAGATTACTATATCCCTGTCCGAGCCGGCAACTCATCCAGGATTGAAACACTTGCTGGTGGATCATTTACAGGCGACATCGAAGATGTGCAATATCTCCGGGACAAATTATTCTCTGCACTGAAGGTCCCAAAGGCTTATTTGGCACAATCAGACGCTATGGAAGATAAGACTACGCTGGCACAAAAAGACATTCGCTTTGCTAGAACTATCCAAAGACTCCAGAGAGTTGTTGTCGCAGAAGTTGAGAAAATATGTATTATTCATTTGTTTACGCTTGGATATCGCAATGCAGATCTAACTAATTTTAAACTAACTCTTAATAATCCTTCTAAGATTGCAGAACTACAAGAGCTTGAGCATCTTCGCTCTAGGTTTGAAATTGCTGGCGCTGCAACTGAGGGGTATTTTTCAAAGAGATGGATTTATAAAAACATCTTTAAACTTGATGATGATGAAATAGAGAGAATGCAATTTGAACAATATACTGATTCAAAGCATGCTGCCTCTATTGAGTCTATGGGCACCGCCGCTGGCGAGGCGGTTACTGCCGCTGCTGCGGGTGGTGGCGGCGATGATGCAGGTGGTCTTGGTGATGATGCCGGCGGCGGAGATGACTTAGACGACGACCTTGGCGGCGACCTTGGCGGCGATACTGATGCCGGAGCAGAGACACCTGAGGACGAAGGTCCCCTTCTGGCAGAACCAGGATCAAGGAACGATAACGGCTATGAAACCGTCAAACTAGACGGTCGTCGAGGTGGTGCAAGACTTAGGAGCTATTTGTCTAGTGCAGGAGAAAGTGTTGGCTCTAGCTCAGATAGAAACCTATTTAAAGGGTGGTCTGGTGAAATGAGACCGCTCTCTAGAGGAACCGTTGGTGAATCTATGCAATCAGAAGAAGTATTGATTAGGGAAACAAATAACGATATTCTAAAACTTATAAGTGATCTGGAAAAAAACGATGAAGACTAAACATAACAAAAAAAGAAATACAGCATTTGTATATGAAGCTCTCTTGAGAGAAGTTACAAAATCTATAGTTAGTCGAGACACAGAGCGTAAAAATAAAGCTATCTCTATCCTAAAAGAGTATTTCAAACAGGGTACAAACCTTTCTAAGGAATTAGGTTGCTACAAAGCACTTATAAAAGAAGATGCACTTGACAAGTATACAGCAGAAAAAGTTATTTTCTTGGCATCTAAGCAACACAGCGACCTAGACAAAAAAGAAATATTCAATGAGCAGAGTAGATTAATCAAGCAGGTTAACACTGATCTTGGAACATCAACTTTTTCTAATTTTGTTCCAAACTATAAAAGTTATGCTACTGTATATCAGCTTTTCAATAAAAGTACACCTTTGAAAACAAGGGTTCTACTAGAACAAGAAATTTTAGAAACTCTTTCTGGAAAGAATAACGAACAAAACGAAGATATGAAGCCTGTTGACACTCTTGTGGTAAAAACATTTGTCAATAATTTTAATGATAAATACTCAAACCTGCTTCCCGAACAACGAGATCTTCTAAACAAGTACATTTTGTCGTTAGGCGACAACGTGGCGGACTTCCAGCTTTTTCTAGTTAAAGAATTGCAAAGAATAAAAGACAGTGTGACAAGTTCTCTTTTGTCTGAAGACATAAAAAACGATGAACAAATGACAGCTAATACCAGACTTGTTATCGAGCAGATAGAAAGCTTTAATGTTTCCAGGTTCAACGAAAAAGACCTGAAGAAGGTTCTTAAACTTCAAAATTTAGTAAATGAGTACAAACCTGATGTCAATAAAGATTAAAATAAAT